AAGAGCCAGACCGATTCCCCGATTGGAACCTGAGGCTTGCGAACTAACTAATAGAGAAGGGTGGCAGTTGCTATGAGCAACAACTACTGGGATGAAGAAGACGATGACCTCGATACTGATGTATCGGAAACACAAATGGATGGAAGCGACCTCTTAAAGAAGTTGCGGAAAGCCAAGCGTAGTGACGAGAAAAGAATTAAGGAACTCACTGAGCAACTTGAGGGATTAACCAAGTCGCAGCGTGAGCGAACCGTCAAAGAAGTCCTAGAAAAGAAGGGTGTGAATCCTAAAGCAGTACGACTAATCCTCAAGGACATCGACGATGTATCTGAAGAGTCAGTTAATACCTGGCTGGAAGATAACGGAGATTTGTTCGGGCTTACAAGTACCCAGGAAGCACCGCAAGCGAGTGAAGCAGACCGTGCTGCATTACGTCAGCAGGATGTTATGACTCAGGGTGCATTAACACCCGACAGAGCAGAGAACTTAAGTTTGAGAATGGACCAGGCAGATAACCTGGATGACTTCTTAAATGTTCTCCGTTCGCAGTAAATCCAATCATAGTTTCTAACACTAAAGGAAAATAACCTAAATGCCAAACGCATTCGTATCCACAGCCTCCGATAACCTCGGCGGTACAGCGGGTTCTGCTGGTTTAGTACAGAAGGCTTATGACCGTCTCTTGGAGTTCGCACTCCGTTCAGAGCCACTCATTCGCTCAGTTGCTGACAAGCGCCCAACCAACCAATCAGTTCCTGGTTCAACAGTAGTTCTACAACGCTACGTTGACTTGGCTGCTGCAACAACAGCACTTACTGAAACAACAGACCCAGATGCAGTAGCAATGTCTACACCAACATCTGTCACAATTACACTTAACGAATACGGTAACTCAGTTCTCGTAACTCGTGCACTTGAATTGTTCTCACTTGCAGATGTTGACCCAGCAATTGCTAACATCATCGCATTCAACCTTGCTGATTCAATTGACTCAGTTGCAATGACAACACTTCGTGGTGGCACAAACGTCATCTACTCAGGTTCAACTGCAACATCAACAGCAACAATCACAGCAGCAGCAACAATCTCATCAGCAAACATTCGTCGCGCTGTTGCTAAGTTGCGTGCTAACAAGACCACAGGTCGCAAGGGTTCACTCTACTGGACTGGTATCCACCCAGAAGTTTCACACGACCTACGCGCCGAGACAGGCTCAGCAGGATGGCTCCTTCCAAATCAGTACGGTTCATCACAGGACCGCATCTGGGCAGGAGAAATCGGTACATACGAAGGTGCATACTTCGTTGAGTCAGCACGTCTTTACAACGCAACAGACGGTGCATCATCTGCACGTAACTACCGCACAATCATCTGCGGACAGCAAGCGCTTGCAGAAGCAGTTGCTGAAGAACCACACGTAGTCATCGGACCAGTCGTGGACAAGTTGATGCGTCACCGCCCAATGGGTTGGTACGGCGTACTCGGCTTTGCTCGCTACCGCGAAGAAGCACTATTCCGAATCGAATCAGGTTCATCAATCGCTTAGTTGATTGACGGGTGGGGCAGTAGTTACCGAAATCTCTGCTGCCCTATCAGTAAGTTCATTAAGGAGAACAATGGCAAATTATACATTCAAGACACCTTATGCTCTTGAGGGTCCGTCAGGTAAACACAGATTGTTTTACTTTGCCAATCTTCGCAAAGGAATAACTGTTGTTAAATCTGGTGCTACCTACTCAACCTTAAGGTACGCAGTAGACTCAGACCTTCTTAACTACGATGTTGTTTATCGTGGTGGTTATGAATACACAGTAGGTGACACAGCCAAGGCTGAGTTAATCGCTGGTGGTGTCGGAGTAACAGAGGCAAATTTCACAGCACAGTAAGGGACAAATGAATCTACATCAAATACAGGCACATCCAGAGTATGTTGAAGGATGCTTTGGTTGCAAGATAGGAACTCTCGAACTAGGTACTGGTGATGCAACCAGAGACATCTCTGATAAGAAATGGACTTCTGAGTTACAGGCTTACCGAGATGCAAGAGACCAGGGAATTCAACCAGCAGGCACAACACGTGCCCACGTTGAAGCAGCATATGAAGCGTCAGCGACATTGGGTAAGGCGTACAACTCCGAGACAATGCCAAAGACAAAAGATATAAATAAAAAATCAACCGAGGTACTCAAAGAACTAGGAGCAATATAATGATGAAGAACAAGGCATACAAAATGGGCGAAAAGATGGAGTCCAAGAAAAACAAATTTATGGAAATGAAGATGGGCAAGAAGGCTATGAAGAAGGCTGCTCCTAAGAAAATGGGCAAGAAGAAGTAAATGCCTAAGAACCGAAATTATTTTGAGAACATCGCAAAAGAAATTAACGATGTATATCAGGCTAATCGCCGAACATCTGAAATGAGCAATACTTCTGGACCAGGAACAGATGCTATGGCAAATACACTTGCTGGAATTGCACGCCGTCAGGCTGGGCAATTAGTTGGCGCAGTTGTTAAGGGTGCCAAGTACGATTCAAAAGGAAGACGAACAAACTAATGACAGACCCACGACTAAAGCGAGCAGGAGTGTCAGGCTTTAACAAGCCCAAGCGCACACCAAATCACCCAACTAAGTCACACGTTGTTGTGGCTAAGACAGGTGAGCAGGTCAAGACTATTCGCTTTGGTCAGCAGGGCGTAACTGGAGATAAGAAGCCAACAGCACGACAGGCTTCATTCAAGGCACGTCACGCAAAGAACATCGCTAAAGGCAAGATGAGTGCCGCATATTGGGCAGATAAGGTTAAATGGTAATGGCTAAAGGAACTAAACACTATCTTAAGAGTGGAAAAGAATACACAGGTTCTGTGCACAAGATGAATGGACAAGTCCATACAGGTGCTAAGCACACAGCATCTAGCAAAGTTCTTACTCACACAAAACCTAAGGCAAAGAAGGTAAAGTAATGGCAAAGAAAGTAGCATTCTGGGATAAGAAGAATCCTAACAAGAAGTCGACACCTCTTACGCCTGCTCAAAAGACAAAGGCTAAGGCTATGGCTAAGAAGGCTGGACGCCCTTATCCAAATCTAGTTGACAACGCAAGAGCAAAGAAAAAGTAAACAAAGGTGGGGACAATGCAAGAGACAGTATCAATCGCCTGGTGCGATAATGGAATGGTAGATGGAAAGTTTATGCAGGGTGTCACTGATGTGATGCTCAAGTCAGGCTTGACGTTTACATCTACTCTACGTAGTCAGGGCAACCAGATTGCTAGACAGCGTGAAAAAGTTATTCGTTACTGGTACGAGAACAATACCTCAGAGTGGTTGCTCTGGGTTGACTCAGATGTGGTTATTACACCTGAGAAGTTCAAGTTGCTCTGGGATAACAAGGATGCAACTGAGCGTCCTATCCTTACTGGAGTTTACTTCACAACAGATACACCAGAAGAACCATTGATGATTCCAATGCCAACTATCTTTAACTTCGCAGAAGCAGAAGATGGTGTGGTAGGCATCAAGAGAGTTCACCCAATGCCAGAGAACAAACTGATTAAGGTTGAGGCAGCAGGTATGGGATTTGTGCTTATGCACAGAAATGTAATTAGCCGAATCATTGAGGCAGTAGGAACTGACACTGCCATCTTCAATGACATCGGAACAGGCAAGACATTTATGGGTGAAGACATTTACTTCTTCGCCTTGGTTGGCAAGGCTGAGGTTCCAGTCTACTGCCACACAGGAGCAGTCGTTCCACATATGAAGCGCTTCTCCTTTGATGAGCATTACTACAAAGCATTCTTTGGTGGCAATCAGGCCCAAAAGAAATCAAATTTAATCGTACCAAAACGCTAAGGAAGGTTAACAATGGCATACGGCAGAGCAGGTAGCAGCCTTACAGCAGAACTCAATAGGCTTGCGGGCATCACTAACGTCGCTCAATATCTTGACGAGCAGGGTGCTGCAAATCGCTGGGCTAGTACCACTGGACTTTCAACTGTAGGAGCCTTGAACATTAAGGCATCATCTTCACGTACCCGTGACAAGTTCAAAGACATTGATGGTATCTGTAATGAACTTGCTGGAACAACTGGGCTTGCAGCCCCTGCTGCGTTAAGGAGCATCAACGCCTAATGACAAAACTTGTAGAAATGATTGATGAAGTACTGGTCAACCTAGCGGGATATACATTCCAGCAAGACCGCAGTACTTACATTAAGAATGCCGTTAGCACAACAACATCAAGCGTTGCTTCCCCAACAACTCTTTCACTTGGCTCAACTGATTCAGTAGGCAAGGGAATCATTGAGATTGATGAGGAACTCTTGTGGGTTGATTCATATGACCGTGTTTCTAACACAGCAACCATCTCTCCTTACGGACGTGGATACCTAGGCACAACTGCAGCAACACACGCTGCTGAGGCTAAGGTAACCATATCTCCTACCTTCCCACGTTTTAACATCAAGCGTGCAATCAATGACACCATTCGCTCTCTTGGAGCAAATATCTTTTCGGTGAAGTCAACAACCTTTACCTTCAACGCTGCAGTATCTACTTATGCATTTGCTAACTTGAACATCAAGAACATCTTGACAGTTTCGTGGCAAAGCATTGGACCAACTAAAGAGTGGGTTCCAATTCGTAAGTGGGACCTTGATGCATCTGCAAACCCTGAGGCATTTGGTTACACAACTAACACAGATATTGTACAGACAATCACCTTAGGTGAGGCACCTGTCTCTGGTCGCACAGTCAAGGTTGTCTATGCAACTGACCCTAGTGCATTTCCTGAGTTGGCAACTATTGCCTTAACTAATGACCAAGTTTATACAACAGTAACAGGCTTGCCTGAATCAACGCGGGACGTAGTGATTCTTGGCGCAGCCTATCGCCTGCTCTCATTCCTTGACCCAGCACGTGCTGCTCAGGTTAGCCCACAGGCTGATGAGACAGACTCTAAGCGCCCTTACGGTGCATCACAGAGTGCGACTAAACAACTCTATGCTCTTTACACACAGCGCCTTAATGAAGAAACAAAGGCGCAGCAACAGAACTATCCTCCCCGTGTTCACTACTCTCGCCGATAAGGACCAGCAATGACAGTTAGAAAATACTCCTCACGCTCTCAGCAGACAACACTGACTGCATCGTTGACATCAACAGCCGAAACGATGTCTGTTGTTTCTGGTTCAGCGCTTATGGGTGGCAAGACACTTACTGGAAGTCAGACATACACAGTAGTCATCGACCCAGACACAGCCCTTGAAGAAATTGTAGATGTAAAACTTTACTCGTCTGGCAATACTCTTACAATCCAGCGCAACATTGATGGTTCAACTGGGCAGTCTCACTCAGCAGGTGCAGTAGTTCGCCATATGGCAATCGGTAGAGATTACCAAGAAGCCAATGACCATATCGAAGCAGCATCTGGAGTACACGGACTTGCTGGAACATTGGTCGGTACAACAGATACTCAGACACTTACCAACAAGACACTGACAAGCCCTACCCTTACAACACCTGCACTCGGAACTCCATCATCAGGTACGCTTACAAACGCTACTGGTCTTCCAATTGCAACAGGTGTATCTGGTCTTGGTACTGGCGTAGCCACATTCCTCGCTACACCATCCAGCACAAACCTTCGTGCAGCGATTACAGATGAGACTGGAACTGGTTCAGCAGTATTTGCTACCAGCCCTACACTCGTAACTCCAGTGCTTGGTGTTGCTACCGCTACATCTATCAACGGTACAACAATCCCAAACAGCGCAACTCTTGTTAAGACAAGCGATACTGGCACAGTCACAAGCACAATGATTCTTGATGGCACAATTGTTGACGCTGACATCAATTCTTCTGCTGCTATTGCAGCCACAAAGATTTCAGGCACAGCAATTACCGCTGCTGATACAGGTACAGTTACATCGACAATGATTGCCAATGGCACTATCGTCAATGCTGACATTAATGCCTCAGCAGCAATCGCTAAGACCAAGTTGGACCTTGGTGGAACTATTACTTCCGCTGACTTGGTTGACGGAACTATCGTTGCATCAGATATTGCAGACGGTACTATCACCGCAGCCAAGATGGTCACAGACCCATATGCTCGCGCTAACCACACTGGTACACAGACAGCATCTACTATCTCAAACTTTGATACACAGGTACGCACATCTACTCTTAACCAGATGGCTGCACCTACAACTAGCCTATCAATGAACAGCCAGAAGATTACATCTCTTGCCACACCAACTGATGCAACAGATGCCTCAACCAAGGCATACGTTGACGCTCAGGTAAATGCTCTTGTAGATGGTGCTCCTGGAACTCTTAACACCCTTAACGAAATTGCTACAGCAATCTCTGCTGGTGGTTCATTCGAGTCTACTGTAGTACTTAAGTCTGGTTCTACTATGACTGGTGCTCTTACACTCTCAGGTGCACCGTCATCTAACCTACACGCTGCTACAAAGGCGTATGTAGACACTGTAGCAGGTTCTGCTACTGCTGCTGCAGCCTCTGCTGCTGCTGCCGAGACAACCTATGACAACTTTGATGACCGCTACCTAGGTGCTAAGTCAACTGCTCCGTCTGTAGACAATGACGGTAATGCACTTATCACTGGTGCTCTTTACTGGAACACGCCTGCTGCAACTATGTTTGCTTGGTCAGGTTCTGCTTGGGGTTCAATCTCATCAACTGCAGCAATCTATCGTTATCGCTACACAGCAACTGCTGGTCAGACATCACTTTCTGGTACAGATGCTAATGGCTTAACACTTTCATACATTGCTGGCAAGGAGCAGGTATACCTTAACGGTGTGCTTCTAGTTCGTGACTCAGACTACACAGCATCTAGCGGAACTAGCATTACTTCTCTTGCTGCTCTTGCTCTTAATGACATTGTAGAGATTATTACCTTTACAGCATTTGACCTAGCGACAGCAATTGACAAGGCGCTCTTTGACGCTAAGGGTGACATCCTTGTAGCAACTGCTGCCGATACACCAGGCAAGTTAACAGTAGGTTCTAATGGAACTCTGTTGATGGCTGACTCATCTACAGCAACAGGTTTGAAGTGGTCAGCATATGACCCACTTCCTAGCCAGACAAGCAACTCTGGCAAATTCTTAACAACAAACGGAACCGCAACATCTTGGGGAACCGTATCGACAGACCCAATCCCACAAATCCTTATGTTAGGCGGAATGTAATATGGCAACAACGTATAAAGTATTGGGTCAGGTTAACCCAAGCGCAACAACAGCAACCACTCTCTACACAGTACCTGCTGCTACGCAGACTGTAGTATCAACTATCTCAGTATGTAATCAGGCATCTACTGCTGCTACATACCGCATCGCGGTACGCGTTGCTGGTTCTGCTCTATCTGCAGAAGAGTACATTGTATACGGAGCAACAGTACCTGCATCTGATTCAACATTTATCACAGCAGGAATCACTCTTGGCGCAACAGATGTAGTGACAGTCTACGCATCTAGCGCAAACGTTTCATTCAACGCATACGGAAGCGAGATTGCATAATGGCAGTAGGTACAGTATCGGGTACAAACCTTGAAGATACTTGGCAGTTGGTTGGAAGCACAGCACTGACAGGTCTAACTTCATATACTTTTTCTAATATTTCAGGATATAAAAAATTTCGTCTTGCCTTTAGAGGTAAAACTACCACTGCTGGCTCTAACAACTATGTTCGTTTTAATGGTAATACAACTAACGGAGATTATTTTAGTTATCAAGAATGGATTCCACTAGGTGCTACTTCTAGTAATTATGAATTCAATCAAATATCAATTGGTATTGGCAGTTACAGTAATGTGGTAATAGCAGGTTATCTCAATATTAGCGATGCAAATCAATCTGTTCCCCACATTATTGATGGTGGCACTTTTGATGGTGTACAAATTCAAGGAATGTTTTTTGATACTAATCCTATTACATCTATAACATTTGGCTCTACTGCAAGCACATATAATGGAGGAACACTTTACCTCTACGGAATAGCAGCGTAATCTATGGCTATCAATAGAACATCTCCCAAGAAGGGTAAAGTTGTAGACATTCCTACTGCGCCGACTGTTGGTACTGCTACTGCTGGTGCTGAATCAGCAACTGTGACATATACAGCAGCAACCGTAGGTGGAACTGCAAGAACTTTCACCGCACTCTCTAGCCCTGGTTCCTTTACAGGAACTGGCACTAGCCCTATTACAGTATCAGGTCTTACTGCTGGAACGGCATACACTTTTACAGTGCGTGGCAATAATGCCACTGGCTCAAGCGAATACAGTTCTGCATCTAACTCTGTCACACCTCTTGCTGTAAAAGCAACTGGTGGAACTATTTCAAGTGATGGAACATATGTATATCACACATTCCTCTCTTCTGGAACATTTACTCCTACATCAGCAATTAGTGCTAGTGCACTTATCATTGCAGGTGGTGGTGGAGGTTGTGTAAACGGTGGTGGCGCAGGAGGCGCTGGTGGTGTACTTACTCCAACATCAATGTCACTTACCACTACAGGTTATACAGTAATGGTTGGCACGGGTGGCTCTGGTTCTGGTAGTTCCTACACCAAGGGCGGAACTGGTGGAAACTCTGTATTTAATGGCAACGCATCTCTAGGTGGCGGCGGTGGCGGTTCTTCTAACTCCGCTGCTGGCACTAGCGGTGGTTCTGGTGGCGGTGGTGGTTCTAACTATGGTGCTGGCGGTGCTGGTACTTCTGGACAGGGC